TTTCACAATAATCGAACAAAAGACTTTACTTTTTCATTACATAGTAGTTGGAAAAAAGGAGATTAAATTATGATAGATGTAATAAATTTCAAAGGCAAGGTATACTCCAGATTCCAAAATACAGGTAATGCGTCTAGTGTGGTCATGGGTGAAAAATCTAACCGTAATACAGAAAGCGATGTCCGATGACAGAATCTTGCACTACTGTATTTGGCGATGCATGTATTGATAGATTTGTTTATGGAAAATGTCCTAGACTATGTCCAGAGGCTCCTGTTCCCATTTTCACTCCTTCATTCACGGAAGAAAATGATGGTATGGCGTTAAATGTTGCTAATAATATTAAGAGTCTTGGTTTTAATTGCGTGTCTGTAACTAATAAAAAAACACAGATAGTCAAAGAGCGTTTGGTAGACGATTCGACAGATCAAATATTGCTGAGGATCGATTATGGAGACACAGCGTCCCCTGTAGATTGGCATTCGATATCGCCTACTGCGTGGGACTCTCGCTGTGCCGTGGTTTCCGACTACGATAAAGGTTTTCTGAACGAGGAAGACATGACTTCCATAGCGAGAAGATTTCCCATCTCTTTCCTTGACACTAAGAAGCCATTAGGAGAATGGGTTCTTCCTTTCACCTTCGTGAAGATTAACGAATCGGAATACCTAAAGACAAAGGCTACAGTTTCCAAAGACATTGAAAGCAGACTGTTGGTTACTCTTGGAAATCGGGGTTGTATGTTTGGTGGGAAGATATACAATACCCCTCATAAAGTCATAGTGTCTAATGTGTGTGGGGCAGGAGATACTTTTTTGGCAGGATTTGTCACGAAGTATATTGAAACTGTGGATATCGAAGATTCGATTAAGTTTGCTTTGTATTGTGCTGCCGATGTCGTGGGACGAAGAGGTGTGTCTGTTCCTTTTGGAGAATCAAAATGACCAAAAAAACTAAGTCTGTTTCCGTTACAAAGGGTTGGGGTAGCGAAATCATATTTGCTAATAATGAAATGTATTGCGGCAAACTATTAAATTTTAACAAGGGAGCGAAGTTCAGTATGCACTTTCATATGCTCAAGGATGAGACTTGGTTTGTTGCAAAAGGAAGTTTTTTACTCCATTGGATAGATACTTCAACGGCGGAAAAATTTACTGAGACACTATTGGAAGGTGATGTAGTCAGAAACAGTAGAGGAGAACCTCACCAACTTGAGGCTCTTACCGACTCTGTGATTTTTGAGGTATCGACTCAACATTTCGACACCGATAGTTACAGGGTACTTCCTGGAGACAGTCAATCGTGATATATTCTTTTGATATAGATAATACCTTGGTCTTAACCGAGGGAAATGACTATATTAATTCTAAGCCTATATTAAATAGAATATACGATGTAAATCGTCTATTCGAAGAAGGGCATACCATAATACTGTTCACTGCCCGAGGGTCTGCTTCAGGTAAAGACCACAAAAGTTTAACAGAAAATCAGATGAAACAATTTGGTATAAAATATCACCATATTGTTTTTGGAAAACCTGCTTCTGACATATTTATTGATGACAAATCAAGCAATTCCTCTGAATGGGGAACATCTGTTCCGAACGATAGAGTCGTTTGGACAAATGGGTGCTTCGATGTTATGCACATAGGACACATTCGTTTGCTGAAGGAGTGTATCCAACATGCTAAAAATCATGATGCAAGAGTTGTGGTTGCTATCGATTCGGATAAACGAATAAGACAGACCAAGGGGTATGGGCGACCTTATAATTCAGAAGAGTCAAGGAGAGAGTTTTTATTGTCTCTGAATGGGATCAGTTCCGTACTGACTTTCGACAATAATTTTGAACTTGAATCTCTATTGGAAAAGGCTTCACCTGAAGTCATGGTGGTTGGAGAAGAGTATAGAAACAAGATTGTTATAGGAGCAGCCCACAGTAAGAGAGTCGTATTTTTTCCTTTAGTGGAAGGATACTCCACAAGCAAAATACTGAGACATGAATCAAACGAAGAAATTTATAATAACGAGGTGGAAAAATGAAGGTTTGTGTAACTGGTGGTGCAGGATATATTGGTTCTCATTTAGTTTCCTCCCTTCTTTCGAAAGGGCATGAAGTAATCGTCATAGACGATTTGTCCAATGGCGAGTTTTTTGGTGCGGTGCATCCGAATCACAGATACTTTTCTCATGACATTCGTGAAATTCACTATTTGACCAATGTATTGAAAGATACTGAAGTCTTTTTTCATTTGGCAGCAGACAAAAGAGCAGCAGCAGAGGACTATTACGATATATCTTCAGTAAATATTGCAGGAACAACGGCAGTTCTTGAGGCAGCAAGAAAAGTAAATGCTAGAAGATTTGTTTTTTCATCTTCATGCGCTGTATACACTAAAAACATGTATTCGAAGGGGAAAGTTTCCGAAGCCGATGCAAATGAAGAAGTGGGAACTCAACAAGGAATGTATGGTCTCAGTAAACTATTGGGTGAAGACATTTGCAAGTTTATGTCGAAGGGCGGCATGACAACTGTCGCTCTGAGATACTTTAATGTTTGGGGCGGAAGATATTTGAAGGCTCCTAAACTCCACAAGTCTGCCATGGAAGTTTTTTTGGATAGAAAACATGATAACTCACCAATCAAAATTAATGGTGACGGGACAACGACGAGAGACTTTGTTCATGTTAACGATGTAGTTGATTCCAATTTGCTTGCCATGAATCACAAGGTTGATGGTGAAATTGAAACTTTCAACATTTGCACGGGAGTCGGTACTAAAATTATTGACATAGCGAAGATGATAGCAGGAGAAGACCATCCCATCACCTATGGTCCTATCTCTGATGTTGAGTTACCTTGGTGTGTTGGATCCTACGAGTTAGCGAAAAATAGATTGGGTTGGGAACCTGTATATAAAATTGAAGAGGTAAAAGACCTCTATAACAACTGGCTTCGTAGCAAGGACATTAAGGCAATATGAAATATGACTATCTAATAGTTGGGTCCGGACTTTTCGGATCAATTTTTGCCCGTCAAATGCACGATAGCGGAGCAAAATGTCTTGTTATTGATAAAAGAAATCATATAGGTGGAAACTGTTATACGAGTAATCACAATGGTATCCATGTTCACGAATATGGCCCTCATATATTTCACACCAATAGTGATAAAGTTTGGGAGTACATGAATAGATGGACAAAGTTTAATCACTTTGTTAATAGACCGAAAGTTCGTCATGGAGATAAGGTTTACTCTTTCCCAATAAATCTTCTCACTCTGTATCAACTTTGGGGGGTTTCTACACCCCAAGAGGCTAAAGCAAAATTAGAGCAGGTTAGAATCCCTATTTCATCCCCCTCCAATCTAGAAGATTGGATCCTATCACAGGTTGGTGAAGAAATCTATAAGAAGTTTGTTTATGGTTACACGAAGAAGCAATGGAATCGAAACCCCAAAGATTTGCCTGCATCCATAATAAAGAGATTACCAATCCGTCTTACTTATGATGACAACTACTTTGAGGATCGATATCAAGGAATACCAATTGGAGGGTATACATCTATTTTCTCAAAGTTACTCAAAGGTATTGCAACTGAAACTGAAGTTGATTTCCTAAAAGATAGAGACTATCTTGAATCCAAAGCAAAGAAAGTAGTCTATACTGGCGCAATTGATGAGTTATTTGATTGTGATATGGGAAGACTTGAGTGGAGGAGCCTAAGATTCGAACATGAAACTTTGATGGGAGACTTTCAAGGAAATGCCATATTTAATTACACAGAAGAAAGTGTTCCCTTCACTCGCATATGTGAGCACAAGCACTTTGAATTTGGTAAGCAAGATCATACTATAATAACAAAAGAATATCCTCAAGATTGGAATCAGAATCGTGAGAAGTTCTATCCTATAAATGATGAAGAAAATAATCTCTTGTATAGAAAATACCGTGATCGCCTTAAGGATGAACGATACATACTAGGCGGTAGATTGGCAGACTACAAATATTATGATATGCATCAAGTTGTTGGCTCTGCTTTGGTGAGATCAGAAAAGGAAATACATAATGAACATAGTGATTGCGAATCAATTTAAGAATGAATCAAGACGAATTCCCGAGTGGTTGGAATATTATAGAGATCGTGGAATCACCGAATTTGTTTTGGTTGATGACAACTCTACAGATAATTCGCTTGAAGCAATAAACTCAGTCAAAGGAGTAAATGTATCTGTTCTGAAATCTGACAGTACAAATTTACCATTTCAAAATTCACTTGACACTGAAAGATACAAGGGAGATGTTTCTCTCGCAGACAGCATTTCAAGGAATTTTAGAAAAATCCATAAGTATGTTTTAGGTAAGTATGGAACTAATACTATTCTTGGCTTCTTTGATGTTGATGAGTATATCGTTGGTGAGACCTCAGACCTTAATAAAATAATTAGAGAAACTGTATCTCAATACCTGATGGTTTCGCTTTGCTCATTTGAAATTGACTCAGATACTATCAATATTGATTCAAACACTCCTCTGATAAAGCAGAGCACACGATCAACATCAACATTCGGAAGAACAAAATGCACTAGATGGGGTACAGTCAAATCGTTCGCTAATTTGAGTAGAGAGGATTCCAATATCATTTTTTCCACTCCCATCGAAGACTATGGGGAATCTGTTCACGCATGTGGTATTCCTTTAAAAATGCGTGGTGGTAAACTAACTCAATTTATAAATCAACCAAAGAGTGATACTGATGAAGAAGTAACCGATGGTAGACTTCTACTTGCTCAACCAAAGCATCTAAAGTTTTTGCACTACAGAATTCCTTCTTACGATTTACAAATTAACAAACCACTTTTCGACACCAACCATAGAGTTCCTTAATGCCATGAATGTAATATCATTTAGCCTATGGGGCGATAAAGATAAGTACACTAAAGGTGCAATTAGAAATGCAACTTTAGCATCTACCCTCTACCGTGGATGGGAATGTAGATTTTACTCCGACGAGGATACTGTACCCAAGTCTATCCTAGAACAACTTGAATCAATGCAGAATGTAAAAGTCATTAGAATGTCGGCTTCGAAAGAACCTCATTGGTCGATGTTTTGGAGATTTTATGCAGCGGGAGATTCAAGTGTCGATTGTGCTATTTTTAGGGATGCAGATTCTAGAGTCACTCAAAGAGAAATGATGGCGGTTCAAGATTGGATTGCAAGCGGAAAATCATTTCATGTGATGAGAGATCACCCACACCACGGAGCCAGAATGTGTGGTGGAATGTGGGGAGTTAGAAACGGTAAATTGCTCAAGATTCGTGAGATGATAGATGAGTACTACTCGACGGAACTCGTTAAAACTGTTGTTTTCGGACTTGATCAAGATTTCCTACTACACAGAGTCTGGAATATGGCAGAGGATGACATGATAGAACATGATGAATTTTTTGCCAAGAAGCCCTATCCGATGCAAAGAGATCCGAGACATTTCGTCGGTCAAGTATACGATGAGAATGACAATCCATTGAGTTTAGATTTTTAGGAGACAAATCAAATGAGTCATATAGGAAATAATACTATTAAACTTGAAGCAAAAGTAATTTCAATGGTCGGAGATAATCTTACGGAGGAGCAAAAGCGCAGATACCTTCCCAGAAATGAATATCTTATGGGGGAATTTGTTCCGAAGATGACGAACTGTGGATTTACCACATCTTTATTCCCTGCTATCACACCACAAGATGAAGACTTTTTGATTGAAGATAGTGTTGTCACCTACAGAAATCATCGATACACAAGAGGTAAAAATCGACAAGGCGAACTCGCATCAACATTCCAAATAGCATTGACATTAGGCCATCTTATGCTTTGGGAAGAGTCGATTGCCGAAAACAAGGCTATACTTATCCTTGAGGATGATGTCTATCTCCCAAAAGAAAACGAAGAAATTGTAAAAAATGCAATCGAAGACTTTTTATCTTGCAAAGACCCAAGAATCGAAAGAGGTATATTATACCTCCAATCTACATGTCCTTGGCGATCTGGAAAACCAAAAAAGGAATATGCGCCATGGGCATTGATGAAAAATGATTTCGGGTTATTCAGAATGGCCCCCACATGGAATGATACATCGGGTACAGCAGCATATCTAATCACACCGTCTTCCGCATCGTTTTTAGCGGAATATGTTAGAAATAGTCCACTTTGGACTCCGGATGGAATGTTTGATGATGCCAAAAGTTGCGGAGCAGTTGATTTATATTTACCGAAAGAATATACAAAAAACTTTGAACTTCATCCAATTTTCGCATAATTGAGAGATAAAATGAAACAATCTAGGTGTGATAATACAGAGTTCGGATTACATTTATGACTGTATTGCAAAGTTTGGAGGTAAAATATGAATGACATGATCAAACTAACCATAGGCATACCAACAATACCCAATAGAAATAGAAGATATCTAGAACCATTGGTTTCTAAATTAATGGGTCAAGTTGGTGATGCAAGAGATATCGAAATCATTGCGCTGATGGATAATAAAATGATGTCGATTGGAAGGAAGAAGACTCTTCTTTTCAATATGGCAAGAGGTAAGTATGCTTGCATCATCGATGATGACGATGATGTTGCAGATGATTATGTTGCGACACTCAGAAATGTAATTAACGACCAATTGAATGTCGATGTGATTTGCTATAATCAGGAAGCAGACATCAATGGTAAAAAGTGGCTAGTTAAAACTAGTCTTAATCACAACAGAAAGCACCCATTTGATCAGTTAGAAGTAGATAAGAATGGGAATACCATTCCTTGTAAAAGACCACCTTGGCAGTGGTGTGCATGGAGGACTGATTTCATTAAGACTATCCCATTTGGTGATACTAACTGGTCCGAAGATGCTGCATTTACACTTTCTGCTATAGAGGCGGCTAAAAGCGAATTAGTTATTGATAAAGTGATGTGTAAGTATCGGTACTCTCCATCAGTATCGGAGACTTACCCGCCTAAACAATCAATTGACCCTAATCAGATGACCCGTGTAACAATTTAAACATGAAAATTCATATTAGTTATGCTCATGGACGGTATTTGAGATCTCAAGATCATTGCACAAAAACTGCATTAGATCATGGATTTGACATATCGATTCCATACAGAATAGGAGATATAGATTCGCAGTTCGTAAACACGAACGCATATACCTTTTCTCAACCAAGAGGAGCAGGGTATTGGATATGGAAACCATATTTAATTCTCAAAACCATGGAGAAAATGAACTCTGATGATTGGTTGATGTATACTGATTCCGGAATGTATTTTGTTCGTAATCCTTGGGAATGGATTTTGCCCATGGAGAATCAAATTGGAGAAAAGGGAATAGTCACATTTGGTTGCTGTGGAAGAGCCAGACAGTTTACAAAAAGAGATGCATTTGTTTTGATGGGGCAAGACGAACCAAAATACACAGATTCAATTGATGAAGATCAGAGAATGGCTAGTGTATTTGTTTGCAAGAAAACTCCATTCTCAGTGGAATTCGTCAAGGAGTGGTTAAAGTATTGTTGCGACTCTAGAATCTTGACCGACTTACCAAATACACAAAAATTACCCAATTATCCTGAATTCAGGGATCACAGGCACGATCAAGCCATCATGAGTCTACTTTGCATCAAGTATGATACTTTCTTGGTCAAAGAAGACATTACGCAGTTCAGTAACTCTAACCCATATTTAATTCATCATAGAAACCCAAATTGAAAGGAAATTCACAATGGAACACATCTACAACATGCCAAATTTTGGTCAAAACTGGTTCACTTATCCAAAATTATATTCTTGGTTCGTGCATCAAATGGAAAATGGTTCAAGAATAGTTGAAGTTGGTGCATGGAAAGGAAAGAGCATTGCTTACCTAGCAGTGGAAGTTATTAACTCAGGTAAAGATATCAAAATCGATGCAGTCGATACATGGGAGGGATCGCTTGAAGAGATTGACCATCTTCAGGATGTTTATGTTAAAACGGGGAGACTGTATCAATTATTTTTGTCCAATATCGCTCCTGTTTCTAGTGTTGTGAATCCTGTAAAGATGAAGTCTGTGGATGCTGCTAAGATGTACGAAGATAATTCTATCGATGTTGTATTCATCGATGCTTGCCACACATACGAGTGTGTCAAGGAGGACATTCTTGCATGGTATCCAAAAGTTAAAGTTGGTGGTTACATATCAGGACACGATTACTCTTGGAGCGATGATGTTCGTAGGGCAGTTGACGAAACACTTAAGGAACTTGGTAAGATCGATGAAACCGAGGGGTGTTTTGTGATGAAGAAATTATCATAATATCTGATTGACTTTATAACATAAGTGACTACAATAACTAAAATGCCAAACGACAAGATCGAATTCGTTGTACTTCGTAACTTGTTGTACAATGAAGATTATACAAGATCATAAGGATTAACATGGAACACATTTACGAACAACCACAATTTGGCGAAAACTGGTTTTCATTTCCCAAACTCTACTCTCGCTTTGTTCATGAACTTTCAAGTGGGTCAAAGATTGTTGAAGTTGGCTGTTGGAAGGGAAAGAGTTTGGCTTATCTAGGCGTAGAAATTGTCAACTCGGGAAAATCGATTTCCGTAGATGCGGTGGATACATGGGATGCATTGGATACTGAGTATTATCACAAGACAGATACCTATGTGTTGTCGAAATGCTTGTACCCACTATTTCTGAGCAACATCGCTCGTCTGAGCCACATCATTAAGCCCGTTCGAATGAAGTCTTTGGACGCTGCAAACCTATACGAAAATGAATCATTGGATGTAGTCTTCATTGACGCATGTCACGAATACGAGTGTGTCAAGGAGGACATCAATGCATGGCTACCGAAGGTGAAGAAAAATGGCTATCTATCGGGACATGATTACAGTAGCCATCCATCTGTTGCTCAGGCAGTACACGAACTGCTTGGCTCAGTTGAGAGTGGTGAAAATTGTTGGGTCTATCGAAAGCCTTGATAAATCCCCTTGCTTTTTGTGTGTTAATGTGGTATAATGATGGAATCCATGACAGACAAAATCGAATTCGTTGTACTTCGTAACTTGTTGTACAATGAAGATTATACAAGAAGAGTTCTGCCCTTCCTAAAGAAGGAGTACTTCCATGACCCATGTGAGAGAAGACTATTTGAATGTGTTGAAGAATTCATTCAGAAGTATTCCTCTTCTCCAACTACAGAAGCGTTGAATATCATTCTCTCCGAGCAAGATGGCGTTTCTCAGGGTGAATATGACAATTGCACAAAGATTCTTGATTCACTTAATCAATGCAAAGATACACAGAATGAAATCGACTGGCTGATCGACCAAACTGAAAAGTTTTGTAAAGATAAAGCAGTTTACAATGCATTAATGGATTCTATCCAACTACTTGATGAAAAGAAGTCGAAGGGAAAGTCAAGGAATGCAATTCCAGAAATTCTCACTAAAGCATTGAGCGTTTCATTTGATGCTAGTATTGGTCATGACTTCGTTGAGGATGCAGACAAAAGATTTGAATTCTATCATCGGGTAGAGCAAAAGACTCCTTTTGATTTGGACTATTTGAACAAAATTACAAATGGTGGAGTTCCAAACAAAACTCTAAATGTGATCCTTGCGGGTACAGGTGTAGGTAAGAGTCTGTTCATGTGTCATCATGCAGCGTACTGTTTGACCATGAGTAAGAATGTCCTGTACATTACATGCGAAATGGCGGAAGAAAGAATCGCAGAAAGAATTGATGCAAATCTAATGGATATTGCGGTCGATGATCTCAAGTCTCTTCCGAAAGACATTTACGACAAGAAATTATCAAAAATTTCATCGGGAATGACCGGCAAATTAATTATCAAGGAATATCCAACAGCAACGGCGAGTGTTGACCATTTCCGTCATTTACTAGATGAACTTAGACTCAAGAAGAACTTCAAACCCGATGTCGTTTTCATAGACTATCTTAATATTTGTGCCTCTAGTAGATTTAAAGCGGGTGCGAATGTTAACTCCTACACCTATATCAAGGCAATCGCTGAAGAACTAAGAGGACTTGCAGTTCAATTGGACTTCCCTATCTTCACCGCAACACAAACGAATAGATCGGGATTTTCAAATACTGATGTGGAACTAACTGATACATCGGAGTCATTCGGTCTACCAGCAACAGCGGATTTGATGTTTGCTATTATTGCAACCGAGCAACTTGATGAGTCGGGACAAATCATGGTGAAGCAACTAAAGAACAGATATAATGATCCAACTCTTCACCGAAGATTCATTTTAGGTATTGACAGATCTAAGATGAAACTGTATGATGTGCAAGAAGATGACCAAGTACTGTTTGAGCAAATGGGAAAGGGATCAGAATCTGTCGATGATGAGGAAGACATGAGTAAGTTCAAAATCAAGAAGCCCAGATCTTTGTCAGGTTGGGGAGAATAAAATGCCTTACAGAATTCACATTGACATTCCGATTGAATCTGTTAGCGTTGACGATGCTCAGATTGAAGCAAAGGACATTCTCGCAAAGTTAGGAATTCTGATTGCAGATAATCCTCAATTGATAGGATCTGACTTGGAAATCAACTACAGACTTGGACATGATGATGATCGACAGCGTTCGAACTATCTTGACATGGATAAAATGGGCCATTGCACCCACAGGAAAAACCGTGTCAAATTCGCAAATGGGTAATGGAGAGTGTCCATCTTGCCCTAAATGTGGCTGTGCAACAATTCGTTCACGGCAAGATCTTTCTTTCGAAATTGGTGGTGGAGAAATTAGAACAGAACCTTTAGTTAGTGCCACAATTGTCATGAATGTTCCGATCTTTCAATGTATAAATCCTAGTTGTAGGAACGGAATGTATGGAGAAGAAGCAGAAAAAATCATGGAGCCTATAAAGAAAGTATTGACAAAACACGCAGTAGTTAAAAGTTAAAATTTGTGCCGTGGGAGGTCAGCATCTCAGGTCGGCTTATACCCGAGCAACACAAGGGCAGCACTTGTACGGCATATTAAGATAGTTTATATCTCGCTTCAGGCGAACAGAAACAACAGAATAAATAATTGACTAACCCAAAGGAATAGGGAATGCTGTCATTTACACAATACAATCATGAGATAATCCAAGAGGAAACTGCTAGAAATAAACACTTGGATCATATCGAAGATTTGATGATCCTTTACGGACAAAAGGGATTAGATGACTCAATAGCATTCCTCAAGGATATAATCGAAAGCCTAAAAACCGGAAATACTAGTTTGGGAGTTTCCACCAAATGGGATGGGAAGCCTGCAATCATTTGTGGCGAAAACCCTGATAATGGTAAATTCTTCGTATCGACAAAGTCTGTTTTCGGTGCTAAAGAGCAAAAAGCATATCATACGGAGGCTGAACTTAAAAAATCTGGATTGCCTTCTGATTTGATTGATAAGATGGCAGTGTGTTTGAAAATGCTTACTAAGGTTGGTATTGGCAAGAGAATTTTGCAAGGCGATTTGATGTTTACTGCCGATATGAAAAAGGCAGTAAATATCGATGGTAAGCCACATATAGGATTTCAGCCAAACACAATCATGTACGCTGTTCCAAAGAATAGTGATATTGGGTCGGCAATCTCTTCAGCAAAATTAGGAATCGCATTTCATACTGAATATAAGGGAGACAGTCTGAAGTCTATTCAGGCAGTATCTTATAATTTCAATTCCAAGGTTTTAAAACAAACAAGTGAGGTTTGGGTAACAGATCCAAACATCTACGATCTCTCTCCTGCCCTTATGAAGGGCGGCGAATCAGAGATGGCAATCAGGATGCTCAAGGAATGCGAAGCCCTAGCATCTAAAGTGAGGCCGTTTATCAAGACTCTAATCGCACAGAAAGAGATAGCAGAAACTTATTTACTGCCTTATGTCAATAGTACAATCAATGGCGGAATGAGCAATTTCAATGCATCCAGTCTCAAACTAAACATCAAAGGTAAGTTTGAAAAGGACATAAATAAACTAAAAACCGACAAAGCCAAGCAAGCAAAAACTGAATTAATGCAGAAGCAATTAGATTTCGTTGATGCGTATTCAAAGCAGATCGATCAAATGTTTGAACTTCACAATAAAATTGCCAACATCAAAGAAATTCTTTTGCGTAAACTGTATGCCATTTCAACCCTAGGTCATTTCTTCATGGATGAGAATGGAATTCGCCCAACAAATCCTGAAGGTATTGTAATCTATCGATCAGGATCGGTGATTAAACTAGTTAATCGTTTAGAATTTAGTAAACAAAACCGAATGGTGAATCAGAGGTAAAATGCTTAACTTCTCAGACCGCAATAATCAGATTGATGAAGCGAAAAAAGATAGTGTAGTTTTTGCATTCGGTAGAATGAACCCACCAACTATCGGCCATAAGGTAGTTGTGGATAAAGTTCTAAGTGAAGCCGCAGCAAAGGGAGCAGATCATTTTATCTTTGTGTCTAAAACTCAGGACACCAAAAAAAATCCACTCAGTCAAAAGTCAAAGATCGATTATCTGAAGAAGTTGTTTCCGAAGGTTAAGTTTCCTTTTGGTAAATCGACAAATCCATTCGATACTGTTTTGTATCTCTGTGAACTAGGATATAAAAACATCTATGTGGTCACAGGAAGTGATCATGTTGCAGAATACAACCGTATTAAGGAATACAAAGGTAAAGTAGCGACAAACGATCCAAAAAAGCGGTCGTACTCATTTGATAATCTTGAGGTCATAGTTGCAGGCAAGGCAAGAGTTAAAGTTACTCTTGATATGATAGATGATATGCTCAAGAAGGGTCAACAAGTTGATCCTATGTACATGTCTGCATCTCTTATGCGTGAAGCGGCATTCAAGGACCGATTTGATATATTCTCAATCGGCATTCCTGGAAATAAAACTCTTGCACAGAGTTTATGGAAAGATGTTCGTAAAGGTATGAGTTTGAAAGAGGACTTTGATCTTTTAAATGAGGCAACCAAAAAAGAGGATGTGACAATCATCGCTCTCACATCATCAGAAAAAGATTTGAGTGATACCATAGAAAAAACTGAAGCGATCTGCAAAAGGCGTAAGATAAAATTCTATCCTGTAAAAACAAGCAAAGCACAGGTAGAAATATCAAATGTCGCTTCGAAGAAGATTACTATAAAGAACTACGATGGAGAGGGAAAAGATGTAACCATCGTTCCAGAGAACACAGTTGCAATCGTTCGTGGTGGTGTGATGAACACCGAAATTGGTGTAGCCATTATGACGATCTTACAGAATAATGGTGTGTTCATGGTAAACGAAAGAGCGGGTATGGAACTGTGTGCCAATAAGTTGGAAACGGCTATCGCACTCAAGAAACACGGTTTGCCTCACCCACGCACGGCTTTCGTCGCAAATGAAGAGAATATCGAATCGGCTGTCAAGGAAGTCGGAGGTAAGTTTCCGATCATCTGTAAGACCCTTACAGGCGCAGAAGGAATCGGTGTGTCCAAAATTGAGAGCATGGAAAGTCTCAAGTCTGTGCTACAGACATTATGGAAGTATGGTGCAGAGATCATCATCCAAGAGTTTCTTCCTGAATTCAAGAATGATGTTCGTAGCATAGTACTCAACGGGAAGATATTTGCATGTGCCAAAAGAGACAAAGCACCTAAAGACTTCCGAACCAATATTGCCCGTGGCTCTAAGGGCGGATCACATCAATTGTCTGACGAAGAGATTAAACTAGTTGAGCAAGCCGCACGGGTCAGTAAATGTTTCTATGTTGGTATAGACCATGTTATCAACGATGGTAAGCCATACATCATTGAAATGAACGCAAGTCCAGGTAGTGGAAATATCTATTATCGTTACTATGAGGATGGCGAAGGTAAAGATAATGTTAAAGGTGAAGAACTTGTAGAAGACTTTGTGGAATACATTCTCAACAAGGCACATTGGAAACTATTTTCGAATCTTGCTGTTCGTGAGAATGTTAAGGTCGATGGCAATGAATATACCGCAAAGATCGATACTGGAAATAGCGGTTACAATATGATTCATGCCGACAACATAAAAGATAATGGTGACCACACCGTTTCATTTAAGTTAGCAGACGGTAAGAAGATTACGAAGAAGATTGTCAGCAGAATCAAAGTTAAGAGTGGCATCGGGGAGAAAGAAAGAATTGTGGTTTTCATGGACATTGAGTTCCATGGTAAGAGATATCCGAACATCAAATTCAGCCTTGGTGACAGAAACCATATGTCAACCAAGGTTCTTCTTGGACTGAGATTCCTTGAGAAGACTGGCTATGTTGTTGATCCAGCAAACGCAATATATCCACAACCAGATATCAAGAAAAAATCATTAGGGGAAGAGG